ACTCATACAACTCGTTAAAGCACTCCGGGTGGAACGCATTGCCCACCGCAATCAGCTTCGGCGTTCTTGTCATAGGCTTCTTGCAGTGCTGGCACATGAAAGTTTTGCCCATCATTCTTTCTCATGCAAGGAGGAAGATAGCGTCACATGCTTCTCGCTGATGATGTGTAGCGGCGGGCTTATGCCGCGAATGTGGGTAGCTTCGTCCGTCATGGCGTGGGCCATCCAAAAGCCCGCACCCATGTCCTGCACGAGCCGCCAGTGCCGCCCGTTGTCGCTATATACAATATCTCCGGCGTTCATGTTTCTAACTCCTTAATTGTCTTAATATTTGCCACAACGCTGCCGTCATTAAGCCGCACGTCGTAGCGCGGCTCGTCCTCAAATGTGCGACCAACAACACGGGCAATTTTTTCGCTGCCGTTAATGACAGCAATTACGCGCTGGTTCAATTCGTACATCATACGAACGCCACCAGCGCCATGAGGGCTGTTCCAAATATGCCGATCCAGCAGGCGGCGACGGCGGTGAAGTAGAGGGTCTGTTTAAGCATGGGGTATCTCCGTGGTTAGGTGCCGGGGCCGAAGCCCCGGCGGTTGGTTACGATTAGGCGCTAAAAAGTTTACGATACGCGGCGCGTCGGCTGGCGTCTGAATTGATTGCCGTCTCGCGCGCCGCCTTGAGGAACGGCTTGGAAAACATATCTACTCCGATGCGCTCTGCAAGTGCTGCATACTTTTCGATCTCGCCAACATGCGAGCGCAGGGAAGAAATGCGGGTGCCGCGCGAGATGTCTAGGACTGTCGCGTAGGCTTCGGCAAAATCGACTGCGAGATGCACGGGGATTTGGCGGGTCATTGTAAGTCTCCTTGTTTGTGGGGCGGTCGGCTTATCCGGTTGCCCTGTCCCTATAATATGGGCCTTGTTGCACCTAAGTGCAAGTGCTTTTCTTCATGTTTCTGATTTTATTTTTCGCGTCATCGCAGCCATGCCCGACGATCACCGTGTCACCGATGCTTTCAAGATACGCGATCCAATCCTTCTGAACCGGCGAAAGTTTGCCACCCTTCTCCCGTTTCATCTCAACCCAGCATCGCCATGCGGGGATATAAAGATCAGGCACTCCGGCGCTGACGCCTTCCGCTTTGAGCTTCGCACCTGTGGTGCGGCTTCGTTGCCCGCCGTTGGGGATGGCAAATATGCGAACGCCGGGATATGTCTGACGAACCCACCGCACAAACTCGCGCTGTTCTTCGTGTTCGGTTTTCATCCCCACCTCCTATCCGTTACGCGATAAAATTTGCCATCCTGCCTAAATTTAATTGATGCAGGTGGCGTCGCTTTGTTCAGATCAAATGCTACATCGTCCAACTGGTTATCAAGCGTTACGCCGTGGACTCCCGCGTTACTGGCAATCTTGACCAACGACACCCGCGCCTTCTGTCCGGCATACCCGTCGTGCATCACCGTCAGGTACTCATTGACCGGCTTGTCCGACAGTGCGCCATAATACGTCACCATCAGCATTTCCTTGCCACTGGCGCGGCTTATATGCCGACGCCATTGCCATTCGGTCACGCTCATTTCGGTCGTGTCCAGACCCATGATGTCGTCGTCGTGCAATTTTTGCTTGTTTGGTTTCGGCGCTGGGAATAGTTCGCCGCAAGCAACGCATTCTTTGGCAGATATGTGGTTTAACTCAAAACAATTCTCACACGCTTTGACCGGCGCTTCACCCTCACCTTTGCCTGAAGGCTTTTTAGGATTGACCGCTGTGATAGGGCCGTGCGTCTGCACGACCCCGGCAAAATCCAACACAAGGCAATGGTCGGTGTGACTCTTAGGGCGCATTCCGCGCCCAGCCATCTGCACATACAAGCCGGTGGATAGCGTTGGCCGCAGCATAGCAATCAGGTCAAGGTCAGGATGATCGAACCCAGTCGTCAGGACGTTTGCGTTTGTAAGCGCCTGAATATCGCCAGACTTAAAACCGGCAATGATCCGCTCACGTTCTGCTTTTGGCGTTTCGCCTGTAATCGTTGCAGCGACAATGCCGCGAGCATTCAAAATATCCGCCACGTTATAGGCGTGTTTTACACCGGCACAAAAGAACAGCCATGATTTGCGATCACCGGCCAAGCTGATAACTTCATCCACCGTTGCCGCATTGTGATCGTCTGTATCCACGGCGGCTTGCAGTTCGCTTTCAATATATTCTCCGCCGCGCTTGTGTACGCCATCAACAGATAGCTTGTGATTTGTCAGCTTGGACCGCAGCGGTGCGAGGTGTTTTTTAAATATCAATTCTTCGATACTGACAGGTGCAATGATATCCGAAAACAACGCTGGCTCGTCGGTGATATAGCCGTGGCCCAGCCTGTACGGTGTGGCCGTCAAACCAATCACCCGCAGCGCCGGGTTGATTAGTGTCAGGTCGTCAATTAGCTTGCGGTAGCCGCCCTCCTGTTTGTGGCTGACCAGATGACATTCATCAATCAGCACTAGATCAACGTGACCGATCTGGTCAGCTTTATTCCGCACGGACTGAATACCGGCAAACGTAATCGGTTCGCCAATATCCCGCCGTCGCATACCCGCCGAATAAATGCCTAGCGGTGCGTTTGGCCAATGATCGCGTATCTTTTCAGCGTTTTGTTCGATCAGTTCTTTAACGTGCGTCAGCATCAATATGCGGGTTTCCGGCCATGTCTGGATTGCCTCTTTGCAGAGCGCAGCAACGATATGGCTTTTGCCTGATCCGGTCGGCAGTTCAATGCACGGATGGCCTTTACGACCATCCGCGAACCACTTGTAAAGCTGATCAATGGTGCGGCGCTGGTAATCACGAAGCATCAGAAAGGCACCTCGTCGTCTACAATTCTGGACCCCGGAAACATCGCCCGCGCTTGCCCGACTAATTCGTTCGCGCAAGCTTCGCCACCAGCGATCAATTCCTTGCTGCTGTAAACGTAAGCGTCACCTTCACCGTTGCGGATGTCCTTGCCGTTAATCTCATACACGGCTTCGTGTGTCGTGTTGCTGTTTTTTACAGGCCACGGCACCAAATCAGGGTGCAGAACATGGCTATCGCAGCCGGTTTTCTGGAAATCGCCGGGAATGTTTTTGCTTTCCCATCTAGCGCACGACCATGTGCCATCATCCTCCGGTGTGGCGTGAGCGCATGTCCGGCAATTAACGTGCTGGGTTAGTTGCTCCTTATGGCAGAAGCTATGCGCCGGACAGAATTTGCACTGATACCAGCTTGCGTCTGTTGATATCGGTGCAGGGATGCGTTCGGTCGTGGCGATGCGCCGTCCGCGATCTAGTAAGTTCTTAGCGGCTTCTGCATCATATTTCACTCGCTCGGTATAAAGGCGGTCATCGTTTTTGCATACGGCAACGTACAGCGCACGTTCGATTTTAGTGCCAAGCATATAGACCTGCATCTGCGCCCAGTGCATTGGCTTCGATACTTGCACACCCTTCTTTTCCAAATCTTCAAAAGACTTTTTGGCGTGGGTTTTGTACTCCGCAATATGGCGGGTTTTCTCGGCACCGGGAACGCCGGACTCAATGATGCCGTCAACCGATCCGCCAACGTGCGATCCGAATTTAATAAAACGCTGCTGATCGCCTGTGCTGTTGATGTCAATGCCGATGGCTTTGAGATCGTCCGTGATAATGTCCTCCTCATTGTTACCACGCCGAAACAAGCGGCGAATACGACCGGGAAACTTTTCACGTACTGCCCAGCGAAACGACAACCAGAGCCAGCGGTCGCACGGATGGCCCAGCATAGAGCCGCCCAAGTGCAGACGCGGTTCGTCCGGCTGGCTGGCGTGGTGTTCGTCAATCAGATTGGCAATGCTGTGAATGGGTGGGGGTATTGCTGTCATGTAAAAGTGGCCGAGGGTTATTAGCCCCCGGCCTTCCTTGCTATTTAGCTGCCCAAGGCGGGGCGGCGGATGGTGCTGCCGGTGCAGCCGCAGCGGGTGCGGCGGCTATTGGCGGTGCGGAACCGTCAACGGCCTTAAAGCCCTTGACTTCGTTGCCCGGACCATAGGTCGGGTCGTTTTTGACCGTGACCTTGATTGACAAATTGCCGCCGAGTAGCTGGTCCGTATCTTCCAACTTTGCAATGCCAGTTGCCCGCATGATGTCACCAAGCTGCGCCCGACCAATTTCCTCCGCTTTCGGGTTTGGGTTGCGGGTGTTTAGGTTTGTAAACACCACACGACCCTGATGCTCCGGGCCGGTGATGTCAAACCGCACCGCGATGTAGTTACCTGTTCCGGCCTTAGTGGTTTTTAGTTCGGCCCCCGCAATCGCTGCGGTGTACCATCCGGCTGGAACCGGGTCGAAACTGCGTTGTTCCGTAACCGGCATTTCGGCAATGTCAAAAGTTTGGTTAAGAAAAGCCATTAGATTATCCCTTTGTAATGGTGATTGAAGCCCGTCCGGGCTGGGTGGTAATGCCGTCAAGTAGCGGCCCGGTGATCGCTTTGTCTGCGCTTTTCCACGCTGACATATTGACCTCCGGCTTCCAACGGAACAGGCTCTGCAAATGATCTGTTAGCCCTTCTTCCGCTGCAATTTCTTGAATGCGTTCGCCGTTGACTTTACGGCTCATGCGTCCAGTGATTTTGATTTTATATCCTCCGTCGGTTTCAAAATTTTCAGTACCCT